GACGCGGGTGGGCTTGTTTCGGCTTTGGGCAGCGGCACGACGACGCGCGTGGCGTTGTCGCGCGCAAGCAACGGCACGCTGACGTGGCACGCCTACTAGCATGAGCTACACGGCACTCAGCGAGCAGCTTGGCGGGTCCGAAGATGTGACCCTCAACTCGCCGGGCATCTACCGCGCGCGCCTGCCGTATGGGCCGAATGGTTGCCGGCTGTACGTCATCCGGCCGACGGTTGCCGGCGTCATCTTCCGCATGCCTGATCCTGCGATGATGACGACCGGGGCCGCGCCGCTCATCGTCGTCATCAACAAGGGCCCGGAAGCGCTGCAGCTGACGAACTTCGGCGGCATCAACATCGGGGCGGCACTGACGGCAAACAAGGCCGTGGAGTTGTGGTTGCCCATCGTCGGCGTGGACACTTGGCTCCCGATCGGCCCGTCGACGGTATCGAGCGGCTCGGCCCTGAACGGCACGCGCAAGATCTTCGACGTCACTTACTCGGCGAGCTCGACGACGCGCACGAACGTGCGCAACGACGTGGCGAAGCAGTACGGGTACATCGGCCAGGATGGCCCGGTCGCGGTCAACGTGCTGGTCAAGACCGGCGTGGTGCTCGGCGGCGGCACGACGAGCAACCCAAGCGTGGCAACGGGCGCCTGGCCTGCTGGGTCGACCATGGTCATCACGCTGGAGTCGGGCGCGTACATCGCTGGCGCGGGCGGCGCTGGTGGTTCGGGCTTCCTGGCCAACAGCACGGGCGGCACGGCTGGTGCGGCTGGCGGCGATGCGCTCAACGTCACCGTCAACGCGGCGCTGATCAACTACGGCACCGTGCAGGGCGGCGGTGGCGGTGGTGGCGGTGGTGCCGCGCGGATTCTTAGCGGCGTGCCAACGCAAGGCGGCAGCGGTGGCGGCGGCGCAGGCGCGAACGCTGGCGCTGGCGGCCCGGTCATCCAGAGCGCAGCAAGCACGGCCGGCTCGGCTGGTTCGTTCACTGCCGGCGGTGCTGGTGGCGTCTTGGGTGCTGGCGCAGCCGGCGGCACGGGCGGTGCTCCTGGCGTTGCCGGTAGCGCAGGCCAATCGGGCACGACTGCTGGCGCTGCTGGCGGTGCAGCCGGAACCGCCATCAAGGTCAACACGGGCAACGGCTACAGCCTGACGAAGATTGTCGCCGGCACCATCCTTGGACCGGAAACGACGTACTGATGACGACACGACCCGGCAACCTCGGCATGGACAGCCTGCGCTACACGCGCGGGAAGCACCTGTGCCATCTGCTCCTGATCACGCGCAAGGACAAGGAGACGCTCGCCGTCACCGATCACGACCGCGCGATCACGTTCGAGGGGCAGACTTACCGGCCGATCATCTTCGGGGCGCTGTCCGCTGACCGCCGCGAGGGCGCTTTGCGCAGCGGTGACCAGGATGCGCAGGGCATCATCGACGAGATCTACATCACGGCCAGCGACCTCGACGCGCAGAACTACCTCGGGGCGGAGGTGCGCCAGGTCATCGTCGACTGGACGCAGCCGAACATCGTGATGGCTCGGCATAGGCGGTGGATTCGCAAGATGACGCGCACCGGGCAGTCGTTCACCGCGACGCTGGAAGGCCGCGCGCAGCAGCTGCAACGACCGCAGGCCGGGCGCTTCGGCGGGTTCTTCACGACCAAGTGCCAGTACCGTCTCGGCGGGCCGTTCTGCAAGAAGGACATCAGCGACGGCATACGCATCCACAGCGGCGAGACCGGCACCGGCTCGGCTGTGGCGACGTCGACGGACATCGACAGCGTCACGGACACCACGCAGTCTTGGACCGTCAACCAGTACGCGCCGACGGCTAGCCAGCACTGGTACGTCCTGCTGACTGGCGGCGGCGGTGGCTCCGGGCAGATGCGGAAGATCCTGAGCAACACGGCCACGAAGCTGTTTGTGGACGTGCCTTGGGACGTGACCAACGGCCTGGCGCTGCTTAGTCCGTACCGCATCGGTCGCGGCTTCGACGTCACGCACATCAACCGCGCGCGCTACGAGTTCCGGCACAACAACATGACCGGAACAGGCGTTGGCACGGACCAGTACTACCGCGACGGCTCGGTGCTGTTCACCAGCGGCGCGAACATCGGCCGCGTCGTGCCGATTGCCGACTACCGCGCCAGCGACAAGCGCATCGTGCTGCTGACCCCGACGCCGTTCGACATCCAGGTCGGCGACCGCGCCATCGTGCAGGTCGGCTGCGACGGCCTGATCGGCACCTGCCGCGACAAGTTCAACAACGTGCTCAACTTCGGCGGCGACCCGTTCGCGCCGTCGGCGCAGCAGCTAATCGAGCCGCCGGAGGATGCTTGATCCCGCGCGCGCAGTTCGTCGAGGCCGTCCGCAGCTGCATCGGAACGCAGGTCGGGCACCGCGGCCGGACCATCGGCGGCGCGCTGGACTGCGTCGGCGTGCCATGGGCGGCCTGCAAGGCCTGCGGCCTTGAGCTGCCGGAGAGCGGCGCCTACGGCATCCTGCCGACGGGCGACCAGCTGACGAGCGGCCTGCTGGCGTACTGCGAGCGGGTCTGGTCGCCGGAGCGCGCGCACATCTACCAGGTCTACGCCGGCCGGCAGGCTCGGCACGTCGTCGTCCCGGTCGGCTACGACTCGACGGGCCAGGAGCTCGTCGTCCACGCCTGGGGCAAGAACCGCATCGTGCAGCAGGCGGTCTTGGCTGATCCGGTCGCTGCTTACTGGCGCATCAGGGGGGTCGAGTAATGGCTAGCGCAGCAGCCGGTGTTGCAACTGCTTCGGGTGCGTTCGCTGCAGTGCCTTACGTCGGGTGGGCTGTCGGCATCGCAGCTGCCGTGGTCGACACCTACTACATCATGCCCGCGCTGCAGGGCAAGAAGAACGACGACGCGCGAGCTCCGCGCCTGCTCGATACGCCAGTCGGCAGCAACGTGCCTGGCGCTCCGCGTGTCTGGGCGATTGGCGGTCGCGTTCGCGTGCCAACGCACATTCTGTGGCAATCGCAGAAGGTGCGCGAAAGCAGCAACAGCAGCAGCAAGGGAGGTGCGTTGCAGCAACGCCGCGTCTACTTCGACGCGGCTGTGGCGTTGAACGATCGTCCGTGTCTGCGACTGCAGCAGCTGATCGGCAACGGCAAGCTGATGTTGTATTCGACGCGCAACATCTTCGGGATCACGACGAACCGCATGACGCTGACGGTCGTCGGCGCGAACCTTCGACTGCAGACGCAGACGACGCTGGACCCTGACTTCACGAGCATCTTTGCCGTCAACGATGCCGTCGAGTTGCGGGACTGGGTGCAGACCGCAGGCGCTGCCATCAATACTGGCTACTGGAAAGTGGTTGCCGTTACGAACCACACGACCTCGTCAAGCTACATAGACCTGGGGCCCTACAGCGGGCAGACTGTCGCCGGCATCGCAGCAACGGCTGGCACCGCTTTCGCGCCGGCTACCATCCGGCGCGTCGATGACGCCGTGTTCTGCCAGGCAGGGTTTGCGATTACGACGTTGACGGTTCCCACTGATCCCGTGCAGGAGTATCGAGTGACGGCAACGCGCTCGACCAATCTGACGTGGAACCAGACGCTGGGATTGGCGTCCGCTCTGGTGTTCCGAAACGCTGGCGCGCTTTCTAACGCTCCAGCCAAGACGATCAGCAGCTCGTACAACGCCGACCCGCTTGCAAGGTTCGGGCGGTACTTGCAGACGGGCCCGAACAACTTGACGTCTGGCACTTACGGAGCAAGCGCAACCAACCCTGGCTATGTGACGTTTGTCGCGGACTCCGGATACTCGGCCGGAATCTTCCCTGGCACGTTTGTGCCTGCGAACTTCTTTGCCAGCGGCTCAGAGACGCAAGGCGCGTCATCGCTGATCGTCGCGGCCGAAGGCAGTGGCAACGTCCCTGGCTATCGCGGCGTCGCCTACCAAGGCCTGGACGACTTCTTCGCCACGCAGTTCGGCGACTCGCTGCCGTACTCGATGGAAGCCATCATCGACGTCGACCAGTCGATGGACTGGGGCCGCGCCATCCAGACCATCATGGTCGAGCGGTGCGACCTCGCGGCCTCGACGGTCGACGTCACCGGCATCACCCAGCGGCCGTTCCTCGGCGTTTACCTGCGCGGTCCCGTGCCTGCGATCACGGCCATGCAGCCCATCTTGGTCGCCGGCCAGCTGATGGTGCAGGACCGCGACGGCGTGCTGGCCTTCACCGAGTTCGCCAACGCCGACGAGGCGCAGATCGAGAACGGCGCGACGTTCAGCGACTTCGGCACGCGCCTCGACGGCGAGACGGCCGCCGACGACAAGTGGACCGTCGAGGACATGGCGACCGAGGACCTGCCGACGAAGATCGGCATCCGGCACCAAGACCCCGACAACCAGTACGCCGACGGCTACCAGTTCTTCGGCCTGCGCAACCCCGAAGGCGTCGACCACACCAACGAGCAGGAGATTGACCTCGCGCAGATGGTGCTGACGCGGCAGGAGGCCGCGAACCTTGCCTCGGTGTTGCTGCGGCGTGCCTGGGTCAACCGCCGGCGCTACCGCTTCACGTTGCCGGCGTCCTACATCCACCTGCTTGAGAGCGACCTGCTGACCTGGACCGACGACGACGGCGTGCCGCACGTCGGGCGGATCATCCAGCGCGACATCGGCAGCGACTTCCGCGTCGGCATCGTCTGCTTGGCCGAGGACCTCGAGCTCGCCAACTACGTCGGCAGCCCGACGCAGTCGGCAGCAGGCACGCCGCCCATCAACATCCCCGGCCCTGCCAGCCTCGACGTCGTCATCGTCGACGCGCCGGCGACGCGCGAGGGCCAGAACCGCAAGCCCGGCCTCCACATCGCGGTCGGCTACAACGGCGGTCCCTGGGCCGGAGCTGCGATCTACGAGAGCGTCGACGGCACGACCTACGACCTGGTCGACATCGTCGGCAAGCGGGCCGTCACCGGCGAGCTGGTTTCGGCGCTA